CTAAAACTTTAACTCGTAAGAATAGTAAAACAACCGAAGTTTTTGAAGAAGGAACTTGGAAATGTAACGATATGAATTTAGCGCAAGATTATGCTAATAAAATACGAATGATTAAACCATATTATAGTGGTTATAATAGAAGTGGATTTTTAACAACCATGATCGGTTTATTACAAAAACAAACATTTGATTTTAATGAGTTTATGCATAAATTAAGACTACAGCCAACGGCGATAGTTGATTGTGCAACTAGAGATCAGTATAGAACGTTAATAGAAGATATTTACAATTACAGGTCAAGAAACAAAACAAATCTTAGATACTAATGAAAATAAGAGCATCACAAATAGGAAAAATAATGACAAACCCCCGCGAAAAGGGGGTACGTCTTTCCAAAACTACTAAAAGCTACATTTTAGAACTTGCAATAGAACATAAATACGGAATAGTAAAAGAGTTTTGGAGTAGATATACCGACAAAGGAAACGAAGTAGAAGATGAAGCAATATCCTTGGTTAACGATGTTATAAACGTAGGCTTTATTTTTAAGAATGAAGAAAATTTAAACAACGAATGGCTAACGGGAACACCCGACGTAAACACTAACGTGTTAATAGACGTAAAATCAAGTTGGGATTCTTTTACATTTTTTGAAAAAGTAGTAGAAGAAGAATTAAAAAACAAAGATTATTACTATCAACTTCAGGGTTATATGTGGTTAACTGGTAAATCAGAAGCGTTATTATGCTATTGTTTAATTGACACACCTTTACAAATAGTTGAGGACGAAATAAGACGCGAACACTGGAGACAGAATTTAATTAGCGAAAGCGACGATTTAAGAGCGTTTGTAGAAGCTAAACATACATTTGGACATATCGACAAAGAAAAGCGCGTAAAAACGTTTAAAATAGCAAAGGACGACAAGGTGATAGAAGCTATTAAAACACGAATAGAAGAATGCAAGGAATATTACAACGAATTAATAGAAATAATATGAAACAAACAGCAGTAGAGTGGTTAGTTGAGCAGATATGCGGAGACCACACAAGTGAATGGCAGGAACAAATTAAACAAGCCAAAGCAATGGAGGAAGAGCAGATAATACAAACATATTCTTATGGATGGCACGATGGACAAGAAGTAATAATAAAGCGAATAGTGTATATTAATAAAGGTGGAGATGATGCTGGAAAAGAATACTATAAACAAACCTTTAAATCAGAATAATATGAAAAGAGTAATAATAATAAGTATAGTAATAATCTTATTAAGTTTAATAAAAATAATTTACGCGATTTATCAAATGTCAAATATAAAATAAAATAAATAAAAATGATTGAAATAGTAACAACAGAAACAATAAATAAAAATGGTAAACAAGTTTTACTAAGAAGTGTAAAATGTAACGAAATATTTAACAAATTATCTGAGGACAAACAAATTACTTGGGTACTTATAAGTAATTGTATGTTGAATTTAAATATGACGTTAGATCAAATAAAACAGCAATTTATTGAAAAAAATATATATAGTAATGATATAGAAAAAATAATAAATAAGGTTTATAATTTATATTTAAAAGATGTTATTTCACAATATCAAGTAAAAAAAACATCAAAAAATGATGCTATTAAAATTAGAGTAACAACTGAAGAAAAAAGAACATTTTAAATACAATCAAAAAAATTGAATCTTTCAATTAGTGATATGATAAGGAATAAAATAATTAAATAAATAAAAATGGAAACAAAAAACAATTCAGGAGCAATCTTTAAAAACACGAACAAGAAAGCCGAAACTCATCCTGACTACAAAGGAAAAGTAAAGGTAAACAACAAAGAAATGGAAATTGCGTTATGGGTAAAACAAAGTAAAGACGGTATAACATATTTTAGTGCCAGCTTCAACGAGCCTTATGTAAAACAAGAAGCACCAACGCAACCTTTGCCGCCAATAGTAAACGATGATTTGCCATTTTAGTATGTATATTCAAGATAAATTACTACGTGAAACGCTAAAAAAAATGCTAAAAACACGAACAAAAAGCAAAATAGTAAATGAAATAAAGCAAGGTAAAGTAAAATTCCACCAGTACAGCTTAGATAATTTTTTAAACGGAAAAGATATAAACATCAGCACGTTCAAAAAGTTAGAAAAGTATGTTTTAGAGAACGAAAACAATTAATTTTAAACCCGTCTAAATGGCGGGTATTTTTTTATTTAAAAATTTGTGTTTAATTTTACGTCAAATGAATGATAAGTTTTTAACCGATTTAGCAAAACACCACAAAGAATGGATTAAAATTGTACGTGGGTTTGGCGAAACGTTTTATACTAAGGATATTGTTCAAGAAATGTATATAAAATTAATTCAGCAGGAAAACGCGGAAAAGTTTTACAAAAACGGAAAAATTTACAAAGGTTATATTTGGATTATTTTACGAAATATGTTTGTTGACTATCAAAAAACAAAACTAAGATTAGTAAAAGTAAGTATTACGGAAGCCACCCAATTAAAAGATAAAAGCGAAACAGACGAAAAGACGAACGCAAAAAACAGAATTGAAGAATTAATAACAGAAACAATAAAAAGTTGGCATTGGTACGATCAAATGTTATTTAATTTGTACAGGGATTCGGGATTAAGTTATAGACAAATAAGTGCTGTTACAGGAATTAGTTTTAAAAGTATATATTCCACAATAACAAACTGCAAAAAGTCGCTTAGATTTGAGGTAAAAGAGGAATACGAAGATTACATTAACCAAGATTATGAATTAATAAAATAAAAAAATGGGAAGACCAAGAAAAAAAGCCATAGGATTAGGCGACACGGTAGAACAAGTATTAAAACTTACAAAAATTGCAAAAGTTGCTAAGTTTATTTTGGGTGAAGATTGCGGATGCGATGAAAGAAAAAACAAGCTCAATAAATTATTTCCATACCGTAAACCGGAATGTTTAGACCAACCCGAATACGAATATTTAAAAGCATGGTTTGAAAAAAACACGATGGATGTAAAACCAACGGAGCAAATTACAATGTTAAAAATTCATAGCAGAATATTTAAAGTAAGAAACGAACCTACTTCATGTTCAAGTTGTTTACGTGAAAAAATACAACAGCTTAGAACAGTTTTTGAAACATACGAAACAGAAAACAATGATTGAAGTAAACATAAAACAGGTAAAAGCAAACCCGAACAACCCAAGAATAATAAAAGACGTAAAATTTAAAAAGTTAGTCAAATCAATTCAGGAGTTTCCAGATATGCTAAATAAACGTCCGTTAATTGTTTTTACAGACGTTGACGGTAAATATTGCGTGTTAGGTGGAAATATGCGTTTAAAAGCGTTAAACGAACTAAAATACACCAAAATACCCGTTATAGTTGCAGACGAATGGAACGAGGAACAAAAAGCGGAGTTTTTAATAAAAGATAATGTCGGTTTTGGCGAGTGGGATTGGGATATTTTGGCGAATGAGTGGGACGCCGAAAAATTAGATGACTGGGCGATCGACGTTTGGCAATTAACTATGAACAACGATTTTGACGGTGCTGAAGACATCGTTACAAATAACGGTGATTACGACCACATAGACGATCAGAGCATTCATTATTTAAACAACGATATGAAAAAATTCGAGGTTTATATAAAAAAGGATGAATATGAAACGGTTGTATCTAAAATAAACCATATTAAAAAAACCCAAAATTGTAAAACTAATAGCGATGCCATTGTTTGGTTAATTTTAAATTCATAAAATGGAAGAAATTCACGTTAAAAAATCGGAAGTTGATTTTAATCACTTATTAAAAAAAACACCTAAAAGAAGTGAATGCGAAAAACTGATAAAAAATGACACTATAATTTTTGAGGATGGAATTCCGATTATAATTTATAAAATATTAAGCGCCGAACAGATCCAAAAAATAAAAAGTTTAGTTAGAAACGCGAAATATGCCAAAAGTGCGAGATCGAACGGAATACCCACTCAATCCGCAATTTTCGGATCTTTACCCCGGGTTCCATATCGAAACGATTATTGCCGAATAACCGCAGACACCAGAACGCAAAAAAGTATCGCGCCCAAAATACTCGAATTCGGGAAAGTGATTGATGAGATTTATAAAACGTTATTGCCTGAACAACACGAAATGAATTTACAAATAGTTAAATCCAACGTGGAAAAAGATTATATCATAAAAGACACACCGTTTACAACGATCAATTTTAACGTCAATCACGCAATAAAATATCACAAAGATACCGGAAATTTTAAAGGCGTTTATTCAAATGTACTGATTCTGAAGGAAGATGTAATTGGAGGTTATTTAGTTTGCCCGGAATATAATATTGGATTTGAGCAAAGCGATGGAGCCCTAATATTATTCGACGGCCAGAAAATAATTCACGGCGTGACGCCTATTAAAAAAATCAGTGAAAAAGGATTCCGGGCTTCATGTGTATTTTACAGCCTATCCACTATGAAAAATTGCTATCCATACGAAGAAGAACTTCAAAGGATCAAGCAGGTTAGAGATAAAATTGAAAGTAATTGGCGCGCGGATCCGAATAAATTTAATCTAATTAGAAAAATAAATAAAAATAAAACCCAGGAAAATGAATAAAAAAATATACGTACCGAAAAATAAGCAAGTTTTAGGCAAATTTGCTGTTAGGGAAGGTTCCAGCGATATAAAAAGCGTTGATGAAACTTGGATAAAAAAAGCATACCAAAAACCGATGTTGCCATTCACTGTTAACGCGGGCGAAAAATGGTTGGATTTAGGCGCTAATATAGGCGCTTTTACGTGTTATGCTGCGATAAAAGGTTGCCAAGTGAGGGCATACGAACCGCAAAAGGATAATTGCGATATGATTAGAGAAAATTTAATGTTGAATAACGTGGCTTTCCAAGTGGAAATATTCCGCGCCGCTGTGGTTCCATTGAGCCAAGACGGTAAAACTTTGAATTTCTACGAAAGTACTAATCCAGCGTCGTTCAGAAGGCATACCCTTTACGGAAATTACCTAAATAGCAGTACAAAAAAAAACGTGAAATTAACTACCGTAAAAGCGTCCGGATTTAATAACCTAATAAAAGACGGGTTTAATTGCATTAAAATGAATATCGAAGGAGCCGAAATTCCTATAATAAACGAACTCACAAATAATTTGGGAATTAAAAAAATGGTATTTGAATATTCCTTCGATATGGATAAAAAGATAAAAACTTACGTAGAAATAACAGATCGATTAAAAGAGATGTTTAAGATTGTTAAATCTTCGAGAACGATACCAATCCATTTAGAGGAATTTCCATTTTACCCACCGAACACTTACATTTTTTGTTCAAACGAATAATATTATGGCATATAAACACCGAAATTACACCGTATGAATAAAAAAGATAATTTAAAACCTAATTGGGAACAAGGAGAAAGCGGAAACCCAAACGGACGACCAAAGGGAAGTAAAAATCGAAGCACAATAGCTAAGAAATGGTTGGAGGTAAATCAGAATTTAAAAAATCCAATTACAGGAACCGAGGAAACAATGAGCCAAGAAGATTTAATGACATTGGCGTTAATTAAAAAAGCCCGTGACGGAGACGTAAACGCATACAAGGCTTTAATGGATTCAGGCTACGGTGCGCCGATTCAACAA